ATTTAAAACTTGGAATGCTTTATCACCATAAGTATTTCCGGCACCTGCTTTAACAACAACTGATGTTTTACCTGTAGTTGGTGTGGTGTCTTGAAAAAATGCAGTTTGGCTTGCAGTTCCACCATTTGGTGTGACATTGAGGGCATAACCAGTTTGCCCAGTCCCACTACCAACTTGTAATAATCCAGCGGGCCCGATGGTTCCTATTCCCACGTTGCCGTTTCCTAAAATAGTCATTCTCTGATTAGCAAGTAAAGTTCCATTAGTGAAAAATCTAATTGGATTATTTCCTCCAGTTGCTATATTTATTGATTTAACTGCACCAGATGTGTATATATAAGCATCGTTGGCTAAAAATCCAGTATAAGCAGGATTGGCATTGGTTGAACTATTTACGCCTATATCAAAATAGTCTGTTTGGTTATTTGAATCATTAGCCCAAGTAATATCAGCACTTGCCATATTGCCAGCATTTTGATTTCTGACATAAATATTAGAGTAATCATTAGCGTTGCCGATAACTGAAAGTCCATTTTCAGAAACTATTGTGGTATCCGTTGGACCTAAGCGAAGATTGTGATTGGTGGCATTATAGAAGAAGTTGGCGTTGTCTTGAGCGATAGTTGCTCCGTCTGAAAATAAAACTGAACCAGAAGTTAAAGAAGGAAGGGTAAATTTATTATTAAATGTTGTCCAATCTGTAGAAGTCAAATAACCATTTTGGGCGGTTGTAGCTGCTTGGGAAGATATTACACCAGTTGAATTATTATATAAAATAGGTGATGTTGCTGATAAAGAAGAAAGGGAAATTCCTCCAAGTCCAGCAAGTGTATAGGTTGGTATATTTAAGGTATTGGAAGAAAATGTTGCCGAACCACTACTTCCAGTTGTAGTAAAAGTTGCTATGCGATTTGTGTAAGCTGTATTCCAGTTTGTTGAATTATCAGTTATTGAAGTTCCCCAAGCACTACCTGTAGATAAAGGTATTCCAGCTCCAGGGTAGACCATAGAACCACCTCCAGAGTATTGAGGGATATTTAATACTCCTGATGAGTTATTATAAGTTGCCGCACCTGATGTTCCTGTTGTAGTTAAAGATATAGCAGTTCTTGCTCCTGCTGTTGTTATAAAATTTGTATCATTCGTAAAAGAAGAAAGTGCTGTTGGAAAAGTTGCTAAAGATAAATCTCCTCGCAAATATTGGGCAGTTGTACCTGTGGTTATTGTGTTTTGTTTAGCATTTAAAGCAGTCTGTAAATCTGTTTGAGCAGAGAGGGTGCCAGTGATTCCGCCCCATGTTGCGCTTCCTCCGGTAGCTGATAGTGTTCCTCCTGTAAAAGAAAGTCCAGAACCGACAGTAATTGGAGAAATTGGAGATGTCCCATTGCCTTGTAAAATTCCTGTGAGTGTATTTACTCCAGTTCCACCTTGAAATACTTGGAAGGTCGAAACTGCGCTAGCAACGCTAGTAAACAATAATACTCCTGCTAAAACTATTGATAATTTTGTTAAAAAGTTTTTCATGATGAATATTTATTCACCGGTGGATTTAATGTTGGTGCATTGGCTAGGGTAGCAACGAAGCCAGTGGTATCAACAGTGTAATCCCCATTAAGGATTGATAATGCTTGACCTTCCAAAGATAAAAACGAAACAACGTGTGGGAAAGTATAAGTTTTATTTATACCATTCACTATCCCCACTGATGGATATTCTTCATGCCAGGTGCGTGAAATGGCCGATTGAACAACACTTAATGGAGAATCAATACCATTTCCTTGTAGAGTATTATCGTGGACTACATATCCCGGCCCCCCATAGTTTCCGAGTCCGATAGTTTCTTGTGAAACAATTTTTCTGATAAGTTTTTCTAGATTTTTAATGGCCTTGGCGTCAATTCTGTCTTCACCCTCCAACATTTCAATGACATTTATTGTATTTATGGCTAATTCCCTTAGATTAGGTAGGATTGCATCCTTCCCTGGCGCACCATCTTTTACTTTTATTTTAGATAAAATGAAATCATAATCCACCATCGCGTCCTTTCCGTCCTTACCAGGTTTCCCATCTTCTACTTTCGGTATAAGCGCAACAATCATCCGTAATAGTTTCTCCTTAGAAAATTCTTGTTTTATTTCACTTTTTACTCGTTCTGTGTGAGGATTAACTACTGCCAAAATTTCTTCTTCGGTAGGAGTGCGACCATCTTCTCCTTTGAGTATCTTAATTTTACTCATCATTGATTCCACTATTGCAGAAATAACTGGTTCAAGATAAGGGGATGGTTGCTCCTTTTTTTCTTCTTTTTCTGGCTTTTTATTTTTTATATATTCTTGTAATTTTGCCATATTTTTAATCTACCTATTCCTTCCTCCGAGTCGAAAGTCAGAGGAAGTTTAGAAAGACTAGTTAAAAGTATTTACAGGAGCAGTTGTGTAGGTATCTGTTCTAACTTGAGCGTCCACAAGCATTGGAACTTGATCATTGAAGACCTTAATTCCGTATGTGAACCAAGTAACAAAGTCCCATCCAACTCTACCGGAATTACTTGAACCAGAAGCGGGATTTGATTGCAAGATTTCAAGTTCTGGACCGTACTGGATAACAACCATAATAGATTTGTTAACTCCGAATATATTGTGTTGTACTTGAGCAGTAGTAGTCCAGATATTTCCACTAGCAGTCATTGATTTTCCTACAGGTACGTTTCCGACGCCATTTACTTGAATGTTAAGAGTTGTGGCAACAGAACCGTTTACAGCAGCAGTAAGATTATTAAGGAATTTTTGCTGTGTAGTAGTAAGAGTAGATTGAACATAAGCTACATAACCTGTATTAGCTGTATTTGCAATAGTAATGTAAGGAGCGGATAAAGCGGCTACTAGGTTTGCAACAGTAGTTGTAGCTGTAGATCCAATTACAACATCTCCGGCAACTGAAGGAGTAGCTCTGAAAGTAAACGTAATCGCTTGGTTCACAGTACTGCCTCCGATTTTATTAGAAACACCAGACAATAAAGTAAATGTGTCTCCTGCTGTAGGATTAGTAGCAAGAACAAGCTGACCTGTCCATGGAAGGTTGTTTGAAACGAACAAGTTGAATCCGAAATACTTACCTACGAATCCAGAGTTGGAAACGTTATCTCCTAATTGAGTTGTCTTTCCACCTAAGTATTGCAAGAGAATTGAGAATAGCTGAGGAGAAACAATTGCAACTGGCATATTTACTTGTCTGTCGAGTTTGAAGTCACCAGAGAAGGAAGCTGTAGGATCGTAAATTACGTTTGCTAGGCGTAATGCAGTTTCAGAAGCGGCGAAAACAGTGATGATATTTGTCGTTGAAAGAGCAATACCATTTCCAGCTGTTCCTCCAATTGAACCGTCGTCAACTACTGATCCAGCGCCGAGGTAAGCCGCTCCAAGAACATCAGCATCTACTTGTAGCCATAAACCATTCATTGCTTTACGAGCCTTGCGGATCTGCAAAGGAAGATTTGCTTGGAATTTATCAAGTTTCTTGATGTAGAAGGAAACGTCTTTAACGTAGTTGATTATAATGTATTCGTCAGAATCGGTCCATGCTTGGTTGTTGTATCCACCATCGCCTCCCATGTTCTCAACAACGAAGTCTGTGTCATAAGTTCTGTGCAATTTTTGACCTTTTTCCAGCATAGGCTTCAAACTTTCGTCTGCGATAGCCTTGTAAGCAGGAGCTTTGTAATGGGTTAGCTGGTATTCATTTTCCCATGTCTCCTTAAAATTATTTGTATTTGGATTTGCACTCATAAAATTATTTTTAAATTAACTAATAAATTAATAATGTGAGGTCAATCCCAGAAGAAAAAGTTATATCGTATCGTCTATTGGTTCAGATAGATTATCCATTCCTTCCATTGCGCGAGCGGAACGCTTTTCGTAGTCTCTAATTGATTCTACTGAAGCATTTTTAGCTAGAGGTTTGTTCTCGTCTTTATTCTCTCGATTACTTCGTATTCCTTGCGTGCGAGAATCTTCCATTCCTCTACTTCTTTTTCCAGCCACGATTTCTTGGAACTTTTCTCTATTTTTAAAATAGATATAGTCCAATTCGTAAGGATCAATTAGATCTCGTCCTTTGTCGTCCTTATATACTCGTCCACCAA